CAGATACTCCAAATGAATATCTTTCTCTAGCTTTGTATCTTACGTTGCCAGTGTCGAAATCACCTTCCATTGCAGTGTTTAACGGTGCTCTTTGGAACATTTTCATTCCATTAGGCACGTCAGTGATGATGTAAAACGAATCAGTATCAGTTAAAAAGTTATTAACTCTGTAACCTTGAGGGATCATTCCCATAGATCCGATTGCGTTTATGTCGTTATCAGCTGTACCAGTTCTGCCTTGAGATTTCATCAATCTTTCAGCTGTGAATTGGTTCTCTGAAGGAACGATCATTTTTACACCTCTCGCTGCAACTTTAAGACCTCTTTCATCAGTAAGAGCCGCGATATCAATCAACGACTGTTCTAATGAAGTTTCGTTAAGATCCGCCTGCGTAGTTAGGGTATTTTTGAAAGTACCCGCTATTGTAGGGTGAGATGTGTTAAACAAAGAAACACCATCACCAGATTTGAATGTGTTTACTGAAGGTAAACCGTTATTCAAAGGTGCTGCTGCTTTTACTTGTTTAGCATTACTCATAGATCTTGCTAAAGCTTTTGTGTATCTAGAAGCTAATCTATCGTAGAGGTTATCTTCGATAGCTTCTTCAGTGATAGCAAATGCTAAAGCGATAGTCTCGTGAGTGTAACGAGCAGTGAAAGTTTCTTGTGCATTGTCGAAAGATACACCTTGACCTTCACCTTTTACTTGTGCGTTAGCGAATCCGCTTAACATTACTTCCTCTTCGAAAGCTCTGTCAGAAGATTCTTCAGTATAAATTTCAGCATGCTGATTTTCATACCTTTTGTATTCCAGACCAAATAGTGCATTTAGGCCTGGCTCTAGTTCTTTAACTAGTTGCGATCTTGATATTGCCATAGTCTATATACTCCTATTATGATTGTAGTTCTAACAAGTTAGCAACAACAACTACAGATCTGAAAGCAGCATTAGTGTCATTTTCTGCATCTTCTGCTGATCTTAATAATCTGTATTGTTTGTTGTCTGCCCCTGTAGTTCCGATGTCTAGAGTTGCTGATGACTTACCAGTAGTATCGCTACCAGCTGATGTATTCATGTCATAAGTTTCTAGATAACCAGATTGAGCCACAGAAGCGTCAGTAGCTACAACGTAGTTCTGGAATGGGTCATCATTTACGAACGCTGTGATGTCTTCGCTGTTCGCAGGTGTTATTGTCGCTTTGTAGAAGTTAGCGAACGTTGGCTTTAAAGTTGTAGCCGCATTGTAGAAGATACCATTTAAGACACCTAATACTGGAGCAGCGGAACCTTGTCCACCAATAACATAACCTGCAGAACTCTTAAGAGCTTCACCGTTGTAAATAGTTGTGCTGTGACCAGCGTCAATAAAGTATTTAGATTGACCAGAGATAGCCGGAGTATTTCCTAATCTATCACCCGCGATCAAACCAAAACCTTGAGTGTTTATGTTAGCCATAGTTTTTCCTATTCCAAGTTATTGTTAACGTTAAATCGATGATTCAACCAGAAATAACAAAAAAATTATTTCTTTGTACCACCGAAGGTTACACGGGACTGTCTATCAACATTGATAGGCATCCTGTTGTCTTGCTCCTTCATAAGATCGTTTTGTACTGCTTCGTCCATACCTTCGGCTCTTTGCCTCATGTATGCTTGACGTTGCTGCGCAATCTCAGTTGGTACCTTCGCAAGCAGAAGGCCACCGACCCCAACGACTCCCTTGTATTTACCGTCTTCGATAACAGGATAATCAGATGCGTTTTCGACTTCCTCAGATCTAACTAACTCATAACCTTCTCTTATTCGTCCAGTTACGTTTTTAGTATCTTGGAAACCAAGACTCTCTGCTCTTATCCATCTATACCTGAATCCATCAGGTGCAGGGGGTGCATCTAGAGAAGATGGTGGAACCCAAACTTTTGGCCTTTCAGTTTTAGACCTAGTTTCGTTCGCACGGGAAGTTTTTTTGTTTTCATTTTCCATACGCTTATACCTCCTTCGTGATTTTTAGTTGTTTTGCGTACTCTTCGAGTGGCACTCCTAATTTTTTAGCTATTGCTACCTGTGAAGAAGTGAGTCTCACAGTTTTGCGTCCAGGTTTTACGCTTCTATTAACAGAAGCAACGGACTGAACCGGCTTGGACGTTGGTTTATCCTCAGTTTTATCAAACTTATTTGGAAAGTCAACACGTATTCGTTTGTCTATTTCCGCATAGTATTCGTCAGACTTAGGATCGTAACCTTCTTTCTCAACAAGATCCTTATGAATCTCGAACGCAGTAAAAGTCATGGCTCTATCTTGGCCAAACCATGTGTTTTTACTTGCCCAATCTTCTGCTCTTGGATCTGGTTCAGGAAGTTCCGATGGAGTTTTATCTGGTAATTTTCCACCGTCAGAAAGTTTAACTGGCTCTTCTTTTGCCACACTCTCTGTTCTTTGTTTTCTCTCTTGTAGTCTTGCATTTTCAAAAGAAAGTTCTGCAATTCTCTTGTTGATATCAACTTGAGCTTTTGCATCACCAGCTTCAATCGCTGCTGCAAGTTCTCTTTTGGCTGAATCTAAACCTGTAGCCACATTCGACTCAAGTTTTTTAAGATATTCAGAATCAGATTTTTTAAATCTAGATTCCATTTCTTTTCTTTTTTCTTCAACCGCTTTTGCGTAGTCAAGTGCTGCTTTTTCTCTTCTTTCCGCTTCTCTCATTTTTCTTGTGAGTTTAGCGATTCTGCTTTGAACGCCTTTGCTATATTCTTCTAGCTTGTCATCTTCTTTTTTAACTTCGCTATCTTGAACAGCAGGCTGCTCATCAGATTTCTCAGATGTGTCAGCGGACTGACTATTGTCTTGATTAGTTTCTTCATTTGTTTCCTTTGTTACTGTTTCTTGTTCTTTAGAATCAGCTTCAACAACTGATTCATCTTTTGGTTCAGTAACATCGATCTCGGCTCCTGGGCCGGAAGTATCAATGTCAACTGTCTTTTGTTCTTCTACGTCTGGCATAGTTTACTCCTATCTATGTTTAATATTCATGCAAGAGATCCTCTGGATTCTTGATTGTTGCTAAAACTTCATCGTCGTTTAGCAGACGTATTTCCCCACCTTCAATTTTCATTCTAGATCCAGCGTATCGGGCAAAGACTACCCAATCACCTTCCTTGCACCAAGGACCTTCAGCATAACGCTCTTTGTCCTTATAACAATCTGGACCCATTCTTAAAACTAAACCACATTGAGATGCAACTTGTTGTCTCTCTAATGTTGTTTCAGCTAAGACGATTCCGCCTTTTGTCTTTTCTCTCATTTTAAAAGGCAAGACTAACATTCTCCAACCTGTTGGGTTAGGAAGTTTTTCTTTTTCGTCTGTAACTTTTTTTTCTGCTGGTTGTGATTTGTATTTTTCTTCCAAAGCGTTTTTATGCTTCGGGATCTCGTTTGTTTTTGATGTCGATGACTGTTCCATTTTGCTCCTTCTCGTTTAGCAGGATAGAGATTTCCTGTTTTACAGCTTCTAAAGCTGTGATTTGTCCGATTATATACTTGTATTTCTCCATACTGTCAATATTTCCTGACGTAACGGATAAAGATAATGTATTAATCTGCGTATTAAGATTTCTTAATAGCTTAGTGATTACTGCTTCTAGATTCATTTAACCCATCTTTCTATTACTTTTATTTTTTCTTCTGCATCTACAATCACTTGTAAAAGTTTATCCATTTAATCCAAATGCTGAGGATGCTCACCAATACCTACAGAGCTTTTTGTGTAGATGTTTAAGGTTGCTATTGATTCAGCGATTTGTGCTTCATACCTTTTTTTTAACGCTTCTAGCATTTCTTATACTCTCTTTCCCTTTTTTAAATATTGCAGCGACTTTTGATTTACCCATAACTTTGGCGCGCTGTTCACCAACAGTTAGGATTTGTATTTTTCTTGCGAACGGTTTAGATATCTTTTTAACTTTTGCAACAGTTTTACGAGCATCAGTAGGAGTCGCAAACTTAATACCAACAGTATCTTTAGGATTCTCATCAGTATAAAGTCTCCTACCAGAACCTTTAGGTTTTTTACCAG